CCTATTTGATGCAGTTGTGCTACCGATAGCCTTAGTATCTGTTAAAATGTAACCAGAATTCATAGTATAATCGTAAAGATACGCTCTCATTACGGCTGTAGGAGTTCCCATAACTCCTGATTCGTAAATCATAGCCTTCATTCTGGCAGTACCAATTATCTTTTGTGTAGCAGGAGAATTTTCTAGATTTGTAACTTCTGAAGTTAATCTAGTTTCTGCATTCAAGTAAAGATTTACTACAAAAGCTTCATCATGGTCAACAGAACCTGTTATTTCATTAATGAAGAAATAACCACCAGTTCTAGCATTTACTAGCTGGTTATTAACATCGTTGTAATCTGTACCTTTGTCTATTACGACATGTTGTGTGGTTATTTTACTTACTTCATAACCCTTAACATATGCAACTCCTGGTCCTACATCAACAGAAAGCTTTGTTGCGTCTCCGCCTTCGCTTAGTGTGTACAATCCTTCATTGCTACCAGTGTCTAAGTGTTCTCTAGTTCTTACTTCGAGACCTTTAACGTAATAATCTCCAGATTCATCAAAAGTTCTTTTTGCTAATTCGTCATAAATTCTTGCATATTGAGAACGTTCATTTGAAGCTTGAATAACTCCATTTTGAATGTCCATAAAGGTTATGAAGTTTTCGTTATCATAACCTGTTTTATAATCGATTGATGTTAGAAGGCATTCAATTTTATATCTATGTGCACCTGGAGCATTTTCATTAAGAGATCCTAAAGCATTATCTGCTAAACTAGGATCTGATAGATCTGTAACAAAACTCTCAGTTAGCTGCAAACCAACTGATTTGGTTGGGTCTGCGCTGTACTTTTCTATTACTGTAGTTTGTGCTGGGAAAGCAAGGAAATATCCCTTACTGAAAACAACACCCTGACTTACTGAGAAAATAGAACCTGTTCCAGTGTAATTTTCATAAGTTGAAGGAACAACAGTAAACCCTAAAGAAGCATCATCAGAAACTGTTACAGCTTCGTCGTTTAAAAACACACTTGATGTTACAGAAGAAGATGTATATCTTAATAGGATAGCATAAACGTTATTAATTTCATCATACACTGCAGCTCTAACAACAGCGGTGATACCTGTAGTAGCACCGACCACTGTTTTACCAACAAGACTGGACAAACTACTGGCTAAAGGTTGAATAGATAAAGCCTTGATGTAAGAAACGTCAAGCTCTAGGTCAAAAGCTCCTCCTAATACTATAGAACCTTCTCTAAAAATATGAGAACCAAATCTTTCAATTTGTTTCTGTAACATAGTTTGCATCTGATTAAGTTCACGAGCTTGTATCGCAACAGATGGACGAAATAGGATTTTATAATATTGTTTATCCTGATCGTAATCATCATAATACGGAGGAACGTTAAAATTTGCCATACTTACTACCTATTAAATTTCTATTGTCAATTTGAAGACTTCTGTTTGCGTATTTGCGCGATTGACATTATTTATGTTGTCAATGTAAATTGGTTTTAAATCTTTGGTGTATACATCACCAACATGAGATATAGCAATGTTACAAACGTAAGAACCTGAAGCATTGGCTAATCCCTCATTATTAATGAAATACTTATCACCAGAGATATGAACTTGTGTTGTATTAGAAAACACAACAATTCCTCTAGCACCGCTATTAACGCCAAGAACAAAATCTCCTGGAGTAAAAGTAGTAGAAGGAGAAACCGAAGCTTTTAAAATTTGATTAAATGTATTTGTAGTATACTGATCTCCTTTACTAATTGTTCCAGTAGTAAGGTTAGATGTCAAAGAATAAGGATTTCTGATAATACCAATTTTATTGTATAAAATGTTTGCGGTTGGTATCGAAGTGCCTTCTGTATTAGAAAAATTAAACGCGATTGCTAATCCTTTAGCGTTCAATTCAGTAATAGGATCGTATGCATGGCCTCCAGGAGGAGGAACGATAGCATAAACATTTGCCCCGTCACCATAGCTACTTTGAATTTTTACATTAGCCCAAGAAATATTAGTTCCGATATCTAGCATCACAACGTTAGAGATAGAGTAGTTTGATGTATTAACTATAGAATATGCTTTAGGATCGGAATCTCCGTCAGTTTCGAAAACGACAGCGGGACTAATCAAGTATTGAGTTATACCACTTGTTATTTTAGTAATTTCAAACGGCTTGGTGTTGGCAACAAACACAAACTTACCGCTAGAGTTCGCAACATAATCTGTAATTGTTCTGATTTGTGATGTTGCTTCTACAGTGTTGTAGATGTATATTGAGTTATTTACGTAAAAATTATCAGAAGAAGAAGCATAGTTTTCTATCTGTACAATTGTAGAATTCTGTACAGATCTAATGATGCCATTTGTATAAGCAGTGTAGCCACTACCAGAATTTGTTATCATAACAACTTCTACGCCGCTATAAGATGCAGCAGTTGAAGAAACTATTGCACTGACGTATACAGGGACAAAATTTTCTGAAGAAAATCTGTCGTTGTTATATTCCGTAATAGAATACATATATCTCCACTTATATCCATCGCTTGTTTGGAAAGTCGAAGGTTGCGAAGGAGATCCTATTGTGCCTGGATCAATAGTAGAAACTGAACCATTAGCATTATCGATACACTTATAGATGTTATAATTACCGCCAATAACTGATGGTGTAGAAATAACATAAAAATTATTATTAGCCAACACTGTATTTGATGTGTTGTCATAACGATCGTAAAATTGACCAGAAGCCCAAGTTTTTTTAGATATGACTGGAACGATCTCAGAAGATGTTATCTTTTTACCAAATAACATCAGCCAATCGTTTATGAAATTAATCGAATAATCTTCGTTCGATATTTCCGGAACGGAACCCGGATATGCTACAGGATTAGCAGCAAAAGCGTAATAATGTGATGTGTTCGAGAACACATTGTCCACTATTTCATCAATTACTGCTTTCTTGTAGGAAGGAAGGATTTTACCCATTAAATTACTTTCCTATTGCGGTCCAATACACACCAGTTGATATAGTGCCGTTGTTTCCTTGTAAAATAATCGCAGTTGAATTAGCGCCAACAATAGCAACGTAAGTATTAACAGTATTTGAAGAAACTGATGCAGAAAATAAGTTTGTGAATGCTACACCACCAACTGCAGAGAAAGTTGTGACGTTAGCTGTAGAGTTAACAGCTGCGATAAAGCCATACTGATACAATAAACCGTTTGGTAATACAGTATAACCATTAGCAAAGTTTGAAGAGCCTACGCTAGAAGAACCTAAACTGAAAGTGTTTGTAGTTACGTTTGCTTCTCTAATTGAAATTCTTGAAGAGTTTGCTGTCCAATTAACAGTTGCATTGCCAAGATAAACTGTTGTGCTGTTTGCAAGAACACCACCGACTGTTGCAGAAGCGTTAATGCTTAACGTGTTTTGTGTTAGAGAGGAGTTTACAGAGGAGTTACCTAAGTTTATAGAAATTGTGTTAATAGTAGCATTACCTAAAGAACTATTACCAAAAATAGAAATTTGCGTAGAGTTTACTGTTGCATTAGCTGCAGTATTTCCTATACGAATAACTGTGGTATTAGCTACTGTACTTGTATTGACAGTGGTGTTAGTCGAAGTTACAAAACCACCTGTGTTGGAAACAACAGAGTTAACTGAAGAGTTACCTATACTAATTGCCCCAGTAGCTGTATACGAAGAATAAACTTCGTCAAAATTTTGGTTTACTTTATTAAATGCATCTCGAATTGGATCGCCTGTACCATCATTTGGTGATCCACCAATAAAGACTGTTTGCTTTGCCAAAGTTTTTCTCCTTTAAACGTAATATCTATTAACTATGATTCTACCCTCATCTGCTCTGTATTTTGTCTCAGAAGCTAAGAGGTAAGAAATAACTCTACGATCATCCGCTGTTACAGTTGTTCTGTCCGCGCTTAAAAAACTAGAATAATTTAATATGGTTGCATCTGATTTTACTGAATTGGCAAAATAAACACCAAAAACAGTGATATCAGCAGTTTTATCAGTAGTATTAACCAGCGCCGGTATACTATTACCTGAATCTGTCGACCATGGGCTAGGAAAAATGGTAACAGAATCAAAAACTAAATTGGCTGTCGATGTACCATATAAGAATTTTAAATACTTACCAAATAACTCCGAACCAGAACTGTGGAATGTATCGTATATTATATCTTTGTATTTATTTAATGTTTGTGCGACTCTTATCTCATAAGAATAATCTTGATAATAGTAGCTATCTTGTATATATTTATCAGAGTCTAAAAATCCTCTAGTAGTAGAGTAATAACCTGTGCCTCTACCAATTGGTCCTTTAATTACTCTTGCTCTAATAATTTTTTCTGATACGTCACCTACGGTGTCAAATTCTACCAAAGAAGATTCTAAACGTGCACCTGAACCATTTGCTGTAGAAACTCTTATTTCTGGTATTTCTTTATAACCGGAACCGCCATATGTTATTGTTACATCTGATATAGCGCCATTTCCATCAACTGATGAAACGTAACCATTGGCTATGAATGAGGGATCACCGCCAACGAACAGTAGCTGTTCGTTTTCTGCATATCCGGAACCTGTGCTAGATATAGTTACTACATTGGAAACACTAGAGTGTATATATGCTCTTACTTGTTCGCTTTGTACATAGCCTTTACCAGAATTGATAGCTTCGGCTTCTAATACGATGTTATTACCAGTGTTCGGATAAGCCAGAATAAGTTCGTTTTCACCAACCAATGAACCATCATTGGTATACATAATGTCTTCATATCTTGCAAACCCAGAAGGTAAAATTGTAGGAGCAAGTCTATACTGAGCAGAAGCAGTTGAATTTATAGTTGGTGGTCCATATAAAGTCAACTCTGAAGAAGAAACTGCAGTTCTAATTACAGCATATTCCATAGTTGAAGCATTTGAAGAATTTGCTTGCAAAGCAATAACGTCATTATTTTGATAGAGGTCAAATGATGTACCAACTCCAGAAACAGTATTTGACGTTGTGTTGTAAGTTAATGTTCCAGGCAACGGATTCGAAGTTATCACCGATCTTACGAATACATTTACGGCAGTTTCATAAGAATTGCCGATAGAAACGTTACCAAATCCTAAAATACTACCAAAAAGTTCTGTGTTATAACTTAAAGTTGTTGTTAAAGTATTTTCTATATTTGCTGAAGGATTTAATGGGAACCCATAATTGGGCGCATTTAGCGGAAGAGTCAAATAATCATATAAAATATCTGTGTTATATTCTACGAGTTGCTGTGACGTTAACGAATCAATAGACAACGAAGCGCCACGACCAGCAGCACTTGTTTTGTAAAGGAACACTAGCGAGTTTGCAGTATAACCAAATCCGCCATCAACAAGATCATATCTTAAAGAACCAAATCCTGTGAATAACTTGGTTACTGTTAATATACCATCAACACCATAAGAGATCACATCGTTATTAGTTAAATCTCTATGAACAATTTTAATAACATCTCCGATATTATAATCTTGACCACCACTAACAATTGATATTCTATTTAAAGAGCCCAACAAAGTTGGTGCTAGGTTGATGGCCTCTGTGTTTTCTTCATCATCAAGCAAAACTATCTTTTCATTAATTTCGAATTCTTTTTTTCTTGGCAAAATATTCGAAATGTATAAAATGTTGATTATGTCGTTGTTGTAGTTTTCTCTAACAAAGTTTTCAACTGTGGCTGTTACTTTAGAAGTCGCGCCGATAATAGTTTTGCCGACATAATTCGATAAATTTTCATTGTCTGTTACTTCTAGGTACTTTGGCTCAACCCAAGTGCCGTCGGAAACCCTGAGAACGTCTTTACCGGGAAGATAAACTTCAATATCTTCATTATACAGCAGTTTAAAAAGTAATCTATAACACTGTATAGTTCCTTTTGAACGGTAAACGTCCAAAATGTGTTTCAATAGAAATCTTTTATTAGCAATAACATTGAAAGGAATGCCGTACAAATATTTCTTTTGGAAATACTCTAAAAAGCTTTCTAAAGTATTATCAATATCTCTGTAATCAAACAACCTTCTTGCTTGATAAATTGGCTGTTCAGAAGATTCCATCCACTCATAATATGCTTTTAAAAACAATACAAAGTCTGGACCCTCTTCTTGGTAAAAAGCAGGGAACTGATTCTTGATGAAATTAGAGATAAATTTTTCTTCTTGAAACTTCATTATCTTTGCGTTTCTATTACAGAGATAGTTACATCATTAGGATCGATTGATATAATTTTATTTTGTGCAGCGTATATGTCTTTAAATCTAGATCTGATGTACAATGAGATATAGTTTGAATAACTTGCCACATTAATCTCATTTAAATTTATATTTCCTGTCGCATAATCTATAGTGCCGACAGTTTCTATAGGTAAAAGCGTAGTTCCTATAGGAGCATATAACAAAATATTACCTTTAGCGTCATCTTCGAAAAACGCAAGTTCATAAACTTTTCCATCATTAGCATTATATGTAAAATTAGAAGATATTAAAGTAGCGTGAGCATATCTTGCATCTATTTCAGAGTCATGGAGTTGTTTGTGTTGAGCATTATCAGAAAAAATACTTGCGTCATAGTACAAAACGTTTCCTACTGAAATGTTGTACGTAGTATCTTGATTGAAATTAGGAACAATTCTCTTAATTATTCTAAGTTCTGTGTCATTACTTGTAATACTTGAGTCAGCCGAATCTATAGAAGCTGTCAATCTGCTATATCTTAAATCATTAGCAAACTTTTCTAAGTTATTTGAACTGTAATTTAAAATTGAGCTTAAAACTGCAGTTTGAATTTCAGATGGTGTTTTTGTTGTGCTTTTAGGGTCATATTGAACTTCAGTAAATATATCACAATATGTGTATTCGGGATCGGTTATTACAATTCTATTTGGAAGAGCAATATAATCTTGTAAATAATTATAAATTTTATTTTTAATATAATTTGGAGCAATTGTTCCTGTTGTTGGCTTTACAGCTACAATTACTCTGCCATATAACTTAGGCTCTATTTCTTGACCACCATAGACAGTAACGTCTGATATTTCACCACCAAAGTTAACAAGAACCAAACTCTTGTAATCGTCCGAAGAAATAGCTCTCTGTTGAGTCGCAAAATATCTTGGCGCTGAAAATCTCACTGAATCCATATTTTCTTTTTCGGAACCACCAGAAGACGAAGAAACAAGAGTTATTGTCGATGAAGTAATTTGACCGCTATTAATTGGTCCAAAATCGTCTTGTAAACTGAATACAGTTATACCATCAGCATCTATACCAGAAGAAACTCTATAATTTGCATTTAAAACTGCTCCGTCTTGAGGTTTTCTACCAAACAAGCTGTCTCCAAATACAATTTCATAACTATCGCTTTGCGCACCTTGCAAAAAGTAAACATTAGATTGACCATTTAATCCGAACAAAGTTTCTACTCTTTTAAACTCTGTATTAGAAGAACCGTTGTTTTCTACAACATTTAAAGTAAGGCTATTAACGTCTATGTTTTTGTTAGTTAAAATAAACTGCTGATTTTCGATGCTATAATCGACTACAAAAGAATCTTTGTAATAATCGCCTTCGTAAATCAAAAGATTAGCTGTAGTGAATGTGTTTGATCCTGAAGAAAGAACTTTTGATTGGTCTGTAGTGAAAGTAAAGGAACCATTAGCGTTAAACCCAGAAAATCTGGTGCCTTTTGGGATATTCAATTTACCACTGTTTATTGTGGTTTGTAATGAAAGATTAATCTCTGCTATAGAAGATTTTGCACTTCTTGGAAGATAGTTTAACTCTTTTGCGTGAGAAATTACGGAATCGTACTTTTGAGCTGAATCAAGAAACATTTCTGATGCAACCATATTAAGGTAAAATGCATTAAGAAAAGAATTATAAGACATAACATCAAGAAGAACATTGATGTTTGAACCATCAAAATCGTAATCTTTAAATACTGATTGCGTTTTTAAAAATTCTTTAAAATTTTCTTTTAATGTATCAAAATCAATAGAACTTAGTGTTAGTGGGCTGTTTGTGGCCATTTATCGAACTCTTCTTAAAATGTACTCAAATGTTATTTGTTCTGGACTATTTATTGTATTGTACACAATCGATATTTTCACTTCATTTTCGTTATCGCCCAAAGAAACATCAACGCCGAGCAAATTTACTCTTCTTTCGTTGTTTTTAATTGTGTTTTCAATGTAAAATTCTACGTCATTTAAATTTTCACCATTGTTGAGTTCAAATAAAGTCGCAAGAACATTAGAACCAATATACGGTTGAAATAATCTTTCACCCAAATTCGTGAGAATTAAATTTTTCAAAGACTGATTTATCGACTTTTCATTAATTACTCGAGCTAACTGATCGCCAACAGGAGTTTTTGTAAAACTTGTGGTGAAATCAGAGTAATACTCTATTTTTCTATTGTTACCACCAATTAAGGTTTCTGCTCTAGAAAGTCTAGTCATTATCCACCTGCAAATACGTTAGATGAACCAGCCGCCACAGAAGTACAGCCGGCAATTGCATCACCAATTCTACCAGCGCCTTTACCGTTAACAAATACTTTCGAAGAACCAACAGCTATCGGAGCTGCGTGAGGTCTACAAGGATCTCCAGGGAGCAAATGAACTGTATTATTGTCCCCTTGTCTAGACCAAGCTCTACCATTAACAAAAACATTAGGGGAGCCTTGCGCTCTTACCATACCTGAGCAATGCGAAACATCTGCATCACCTATTCTAGTTGCTGCTGGCATTAATAGTAATCCTGTAAAAAGTTATATCCTGCTGATACATCATTATCTACAAATTGAGAAAAAACGAAAGTGTTTGATCCTGCACTATGAGTGACATTTACTGTGTAAGTTCTTGTTATACCTTCAGAAGGGTCTTGATTGACCTCGAATAAATCTTTGTTTGCTGGAACGTCAGAAAACTTGTAAACCACGCTAGGAGTCTGTAGTTTGTCGCTACTTCCTTTTTCTACATATTTTACTTCATCTTGCCCAAACGCTGTTGTGTGCTTGCCGCTTATTACAACAGTAGAAACTCCGTTAGTAACTAAAACCTCGCTATCTACAAACCCCTTTACGCAATTAGCACTGGATATTACTTCGCCAGCATCAGCAGAAAAAGTAATAGTCTCGGTAAATGTTTGATATCTTTCAACGCTAGTCAGTACAGAAGCTGGAGAAGCTATTATTGGCAATTTTTTTCTTTCTTTAACAATTCTTTTAGTTTTTCATTCCAACTATCAATTTCTTCATGTTGTTCGTGTGTGTGCGGACCATCAGGTATGTCGGGTAAAAATTTAATAAGGTTATCAAATTCTTCAGGTATATCTTCATATTTATCGTAAGTTTCTAAAGTTCCATTTTTTAAAATAACAAATTGATGAGCCATATATCCTCCATCAATTTAAGTCAATACGAGGAGAAACCATTTTTATACTTCCGGAAGTAATTTCAATATAAGAACCACCACCAACTTCTAGTCTAACTTTAGAAGGTTCAACTGTAACTTTTGACTGATTTCCAACCTGCAATAAAACTTTAACATTACTATTAGCGATTAAGTCGTCAGCAGAAGTCATTAAGTGAAGCTTGCCTTCACTTACTTGTAAGTCAAAATTACCTTTACTAGTATGAATGGCGTAATCGCCTTCCTCAATCATGGTAACTTTGTTACCTTTGACTGCTTCTACCTTATCTTTTTCGTATGCAGAATGGCGATGTCCGGAAAATTCTTCTGCAACGTCTCCGTCTGTACCATTAAACGTTTTAGACTCTGATCTTGGTCCGACT